GCTCGCTTGAGCCAGCGCTTGTTTTCAAGCTCTTGGTTCTTGCGGATGTCCTCGCGGCGCTTCGCTTCGTCCTCGTCAACGGCGGACTGAAACTGCGGCACCAGCTCGGGGCGGTCATGGACGGGTTCATCTGCCATTACGCCGGCATCACGAGACCGGACGGGCGACGGATGTAGACCGGGCGCGTCTCACGATGCTTGCCGCGACCGACGGCCGGCAGGATCGGCCCACGGCGACCGGTGCGCGCGTTGCGCAGGCGCTCCATGTCGTGGCGGATCTTGCGCAGGGCGGTGGCGAGCTTGAAGAACAGGATCGGCGCGGACACGCTGCGCAGCCAGTCACCGGCGCGCTGGTGGCAGTCGCGGGCCCGGATGCCCAGCAAGTCGTAGCGCATGTCCTGCCGGAATTCGACGATCTGCCGGCAGCCGCCCTCGATCAGCTGCAGGTTCTCGCGCAATTTGGTATAGGTCGGGCCCTTGGCCGGCAGCTTGGCTAGCAGCTCACAGTTTTCAGCCGCATCACGAAGGTTGGTCGTGATCACGTCCCAGACTTCTTGCTCTGTCAGTGTGGAGGGCACCGCCGCATACTCGCCCCAACCGTCCCCATTTCCCTAGATGTAGTGGCGGGATTATCACTCGTCTGGCATACTTGGGAAACCACAGCGAGGTTTTATGGCCGAAACCAGAGAGTCGGACTGGCTGTCACGCAAGGGTGCCGCGCGGTTTCTGGCGACGCTCGGCGTACCGATCTCGCCCCGGACGCTCGAGAAGTGGGCATCGAATGGCAACGCTGGCGGTGGGCCGCCCTATCTCCGGCTGAAACAGAAGATCGTCCGCTATTGCAAAGACGACTTGCGGGCATGGGTCGCCAAGGAAGTCACCAGGGTCGAATGAACCGCCGCCGCCTATTGATGCCTACCGTGCCCGTGGTCGTCAAAGATCCGGGCGGTGTGAAACGCGACATGCCGGACGAGGAGCCGGAACCACCGCCGCCCTTCCCGCCGCCAAAGCCTTTCAATCTCGAGGCTGCCAAAAAGAGAGATGCTGCCAGCCCGTGGAGGCGCGGCGGCGAACCGCCGAAGCTGCAGCTGCCGACCTACGAAGAGTGGAAGAAAAAGCGCGAGAACCCCAAGGCCTGATTCGCGTTACAGGTCCGGGCCACTCGGCCCGGAGGAACCGCCCTAATGTGCTTCACCGGTGCCTGGATCGTTGCCCTGCTGGTCTGGCTTATCCTGATCGGCGGGTGCATCGCCATCATCCTGGTCGTGCTGCCCCTCGTGCTTGCCCAATTGGGACCGCTCGGTCCGATCGCCAACGCCGTCATCCGCATCATCAAGATCGTACTCTGGTGCCTGGCGCTGATCTTCCTGGTCTACTTCGCCTACGACATGATCGTGTGCCTCGCCGGGCACTTGCCGGCGCTGCCGTCGACGCATCGCTGACGGAAAGTGCTGCGGGCCGGATGCCATCCCGGCAATCTGGTCTAGCGCGCCAGTGGTCGCCCTGCGTGTCGGACTAAAGTCTCCAGGCTCTTTCCACGCCGCCGCAGCGCGCGAATTATAATCCTATAACAATGGCATTGTTATCCCGCAGGCAAGGAAAAGGCCCGGCGCACGGGATCCGGGCCCTGGAACACCTGCCGCCATGGGGTACGGCAGGCCCCCTCTAACTCACTGCGGCGTCGCGCTGCCGCCCAGCAGGTTGGCGAGATAGGAGCCGCCGCCGACTTCGGTCTGCGATAGCACCTTGGCGGCGTCGACCGCGGGCTTGCTCACTTCCGAGGCCGTCTTTTCCTGCTTGGCGCGCTCGATCTCCTGCGCTCGGATCTGGTCGTGCTGTTTGATTTCGTCTTCGGAGTAGACGCAGTCGATCGGGTAGGAATTCAGGTAGAGGTAGTGCTTGGCCGACTTGTCGATGTTCACGACGCGGAGAGGGTCAGGCAGCCCGGCGGCCTTGGCCGCGGCCGACAGCTGGCCCAGGGTGAGGAAGCCGTCCTTCATGGCGATCGATTCGGCGGCGCGCTGGGCCAGGCGCATCAGGCTCATGTAGTTGATCTTCAGCGGCACGCGCTGCAGGCCGGCCGGGATCGGCTTGACCAGGCCGCGGCGCTGCATGATGCCGACCACGCGCTGGATCATCGGGCCGACTTCGTTCTCGAAATTGGTGATGACCGGGCCGAGCACCTGTAGGCGCTCGAGATCGCGCTTGGTCAGCTCGAGCTCGTTGCGCGGCTGGACGCCCTGCATCTGGGTGATCGCCATGAATTGCGGGACGTACAGGCATTCCTGGATGCGCAGCTGCACGTCTTTGATGTCGGCGGTCATGAACTGGAGCCACTGGGCCTGCACTTCGAAGGCCGGCTTGAATCCGGCGCTGCCGTTGGCGGTGTTCACGAAGGTGACCATGCCCGGCATGATCGACGCGGGCTCGTTCTTCATCGACGGGTCGGCGGTCATGGGCGGGCGCACGCCCTTCTCCAGGAACTCCGCCTTGCGCATCGTCTCGGTCTGGATCTGCTTGTTGTCGCCCAGCGCATCCATGCAGGGCGAACGGCCGTAGGGATCGTTCGATACCAGCCACCAGCGCGAGACCATGAACGGCTTCTCGTTGAAGCCCCGCTTGCTGAGCGGCTTCTGATTGCGCCGGCCGCGCAGCCAGTAGAACTCGCGATAGGTGAAGCGGTCGGGGATCAGATGGATCGGCCGGCCGCGGCCATTGGCGATCGGGAAATTCGGCTCGATGGCATGCGCCACCACGAATTCGGTGTCCAGCGAACCGCCGCCCATCTCGAACAGGCGCCAGACGTCGGGCGGCAGGTTCTTCATGCCGAACATCTCGACGATCTGCAGCACGGTCAGGGTGAACTCGCGATACAGCGTGTCGACGGTGAGCCGCGAACCCGCTCCCAGGAAATACTCGCCGGCGCACGGCAGGTAGAGCCGGATCACGTCCTCCTGGTCCTCGTAGAGGATGACCGGCGACGTGCCGAACACGGTCACGTCCTGGAACATCTGCGCCATGATGTCGTAGAAATTCGAGCCGGCCAAGACTACGTGGACCTTCTGCTTCAGGTCGACCAGCCACGCCTTCGACTCCTCGTCGAGATTGGGCATCTCGATCGCCGGGCCGAATTCGAACCACGGGCGGGCCGGGTTGGTGAGCCCGCTCCACATGCCCGATGCGCACTTGCCCATGGCGAGCACGCCGGTCGAATCGATGATCGTGCTGTTGAGGTACTGGCCGCGGTTATAATTGTTGGCGACCGGCTGGTAGAGCCACTTCATGCGCCGCGGCAGGAAGTAGGCGGCGAGCTCGCGCCACTGGTCGATCCAGGTCCAGCGCCAAGTGCGCATCCCGGCGAGACGGCGCTCGAAATGCTGGTAGGTCGGCCCCCAGTCCTTGTCTTCGGACTGCATCAGGCTGCGCGGCGTGAGCGGCTGCTGCGAGAGCAGCGTCGCGCTTTGCTTCTCGTAGAACGCGGTTGCGCCGTCGGGCATCAGCGCGCCATGAGCGACAGGCAGCCGATGGCAGGGATCGCGATCGAGAACGCCATCAGCGCGAGGGCGGCTTTGTGGTTAACCCCTACGGACAGCTGAGCGGCGAAGCACAGGAAGGCGATGCCGGCCCCGAAGATGGCGCACTGCCAGGCGATCGGGTTCTTCGTGAGCCAGCCGGCGATGAACAGGCCGATCAGGCAGAGCGAGCCATGGACGATGGCGCCGGTGGCCAGCACGCGGACGACGGACGGGTCCATCAGCCTTCCCCGAGCAATTTCTTCTGCCCGGTGGCTGGGGCGGGCGCGCCCTGCGCGCTGGTGCGGATAGTGTCGGAATAGGCGCCGGCGGCGGCTATGCGCTGGGCGGCTCCGGCGCTCTGCACGCTGGCATTGGCCAGTTGCGGCGGCGGAGGAGGTGGCGGGGGAGGAGGTGGCGGTGTCGGAAGGTTCGTGGCGGAAGATCCGCCGCTGCTGCCGCCCCCATTCAAAAGAAATCCGATTTTAGCCTCCCGAGAAAGGATCGTAGCGGCTGACCGCGCCCTGCGTCGGAACCTGCATTCTATCCAAATCGGCGAACGGCGAATAGGGGGTCACGGCGCTGTACCCACCAGCCCTTGGGGTTGGGCGCTGACGGGGACGCACGGGCTCGGCGAAGGTAAGGGCCGCGGCGTCAGCCTCGTCGGGCGAGAAGCCTATCTTGGACTTGATCAGCTCCTTGTCCTCGAGAATCAGCTGGTCCTTCTTGAAGGTGAACGTCGTGTTGACCAAGGCCTTGGCGAGGTTCTTGCCCTCCTCGGTGTCGGCCGGCGGGAGCGCGCCGCCGTTCTTGATCCACTGGATGAATTCGAAATACATCTCGGCGCGCTTGTTGGCGTAGCGCTCGGACTGTGTGGCGTTGCCATTGAAGGCGATCGGGATGGCGGCCTTGCCGAGATCGCGCAGGCAGTCGTACCACGTCAGGCCGAAACCGCCAGTGGCGTCGATGAACGCCGCGTCGGCCATGAATTCTTCCCAGTAGCGATTGGCGAGGCGGGCGCCGACCTGGCCGCTCTCGACGTTGCGCCAGGCGAGGAAGGGATACATCTGGTAGCCGTGGCGGCGCGAGATCACCGACTTGTCCGGTCCGCCGCGGGCCACGTCGATGCCCATCACGCGGGCGTAGTTGGCACCCATCTCATTCGAGCGGTACATGCGCTTTTGCGCCTCGGCCACTTCATCGTCGCCGATCAGGGCATTGAACGAGTGCGGCGGGAATTCGCCGAACACGTTGACCAGCACGTAAGGATGATCCTTGCCGTACTTCTCGATCTGCTCGCGGCACCATTCGATCGGCACGCGCGGGGAGCGCATCGGGTTGTCTGGATCGCCGGTGATCGTGAGCACCTTCCAGAGTCGACTCTCGGTCGTGCACGCCCGGAACAGCGGCCCCTCGCGATGCGTCGGGTTGCCGGCGATGATGATGTGATGCTCACCCTGGCCGGCCATGGTCGCTTCCGCCGCCGACATCACGCCGTCGGGGATGCCGCCGACCTCATCCAGGATGGCGAGCGTGTTGTCGGAGTGGAAGCCGGCCAAGCTGTCGGCCTGCTCTTCGGAGCTGCCTTTCTTGGGCCAGGTGCGGGCGGACATGAACCAGTTGCGCGGGTGCTGCTTGGCCTCGATGCGGGTCGTGGTAACGGTGAAGGCTTCCTTGAGCAGCGGGCACCGGCTGTACCACAGGCTCAATTCCTTCCACAGGCCGTCCTTGAGATTGTCGCCCGAGATCGACGTCGCGATGATGTTGGCAAGATTGCGCGTCAGCAGGAAATTCCACGAGATCCAGGCTAGCACAGCGCTCTTGCCCGGCCCTTTGTTCGCCTTCATGGCCAAGCGCTTGACGTAGGGGTAGCTGTCCAGCGCTTCCACCTGCCACGCATCAGGAGTAACCCCGAACAGCTCTTGCACCATGAGCGACGGCTTCTGCCGCCAGCGGACGCCGGCCTCGGTGAGTTTGGTGTCGCCCTTGCTCACGCGCTGAGCCGCGCGCCGGGAGCGACGGCCTGAATCGGGGGTGAAGGTGGCGGCTTGCCGGCGTTGCGGGCGCCGGTGCGCAGCGCTTGGGCGATCTGGGCCATGCTGGCGGCGATGGCCTCCCACGCCTCGGCGGAGCGCTTCATGTAGTCGAGGTAGGCGGCTTCCTGGTCCGCGGTCATGGGGCGAAAGTACCACAAAGTACTTTCATCGCGATAGTCAGGCCTTCCGCCGGGCCTCCTGGAGCATCTGGATTCCCACCAGCACGTCGTTGAGGGCCGTGGCGTAGCCGTCGCTGGCGATGCCTTCGATGCGGCGGCGGCGCGCCAGCTCGGCGATCATGCTGGCGACCGCGCAGACTGCCTCGTCCCAGCCGACCGCCTTGGCGCCGTCGAACATGCCGATCACGCGGGAGGTCTCTTTGCTGTCGCTGTCGATGGTGTCTGTCATCTGTTCAATCCGTGAATAATGAGCCACATGCCGGCCACCAGAATCACAGCGGCCAGCAGATAGGGGATCAGCTCAGCCAGCACAGTCACCGATCTCGCGCAGCGCTTGGTCGCGCGCTTCGTTGAGCATCGCCATCGCCTCGTGGCTGCCGCCCTGCAGGTCCGGGTGAAACTGCTTGGCCATGTCACGATAGGCCGCTTGCACGGCTTCAGCCGAGCAATTCTCGTCTTCGGCGATGCCGAGCACCTTGCGCCATGGTGGACGGTTGTGGCTACCGGGAGCCGGCAGGCTGTCGTAGCCGGCGAACGCCTGATCGAGCGTGCCGACGCCGTAGCGGTCGACGCGGCGGATGGCGTCTATATGGGCGGCGATCGCGGCCATGTTACCGGCGACCGTCGTCCATTTGTCGCAGGCCAGCACGCGGTCTTTGCCGTGCAGCGTGAAATAGACGGCAACGCCGGGGTCGGCGGGCTCGCCTTGTCCGCCGCGTGGCTGGCCGTATGTCGTAAGCTGCAGATTGGTCGACAACAGGACATCCGCCGCGCCAAGACGCTGCAACTGGTCAGTCAGGCGCTCTCGGGCCGTAGGCAACCCGACGCGCTTCGTGCCTTTGACCTCGATTTGGTCGTACCGGACGGCTTCCCTGTTCCATTGGCTGCGCTTCACCATCGCGGACTCGGTGAAGGTGGCTGTCGCGCGCTCCCCACTCTTGGTGCGCTTCCAGCCGAAGGGCCAGGACAGCGGATAGCGGGTAGCGTCGGCCATATCAGACCTGGTGCGTGCCTTCGACGCCGCGCCGCATCCGCTCCAGCGTGCGCTGCTGAAGCCAGTGCAGCGCCTCCTCGAGATGCGTCAACGCGCAGGCATTCGCCTTGGTCGAGAACGGCCCCTTCTGGAAGCAGCGCAGTCGATCGATCAGGATGGCCAGCAGCACCTCATGCGTCAGGCCATTGACCCCGGCCTCATTGATCGGGCCGTTCTGGAATCGAATCTGGCTTTGCTGCCAGACCGCGACGCGCGGATCCTCGCAGGTGATTTCGTAGACGTGGTGCGCGCCGCCGGACCCCGGTCCATCGACAACCATCAGCCTCAGTTTGTCGTTTACCTGGTTGATGACATGCTCGGTGATCTCTCGCATCGTCTTCTCCTCTGTTGGGTACATCTCGCGGGCCCAGCGTTTATCGGTTTGGCACTGAGCCATCGCCTTCATCTGTTCGTTCGTCATGGACTGATCCAGCGGAGACCGCTCTTGATTCCCCAAACGGTGCCTTTCGATATACCGTATGCGGCGGCGATCACACGCTGCGGCCGGCGGTCATCTCGAATTGCGCTGGCCTGCTGGGCGGTGAGTTTTGCCGCCGAAGATTCTTCGCCGCGTCGTATCGACAATCGTCCCTTTGATTTGCAGTCAGCCATGTTGTCCTTTTGGGTTCCAAGGAACAGATGGTCGACCTCGATACACGCCGGCATGTCGCACCGATGACAGACATACACGCCCTTTGGAATTGGACCATTCGCCACCTGCCATGCAGCTCTGTGCGCCTTGGTCATTTTGCCAAACGCCCAGACGGTGCCGTAGCCATCCTTGTTGAGATAGCCGGTCCACAAGAGACACCCATTTGCGTGTCGCGTGCTTCGCCTAGCCAACCGTTGAGCGAGCGTCTTTTTCATCAGTGCAGCTTCGCGCGTTCCCGCTGGACGCGGCTCAGCCCGATTCGCTTGCGGTAGAGCGGCTGCCATTCGGCGAACAGCTGCGCGGAAATCTCATCCCCCAAGAATTCAGCGTTCGAGCCGGGCGTGTTGCTGCGGCGCCGGTTCATCTTCATGCGGACGTAGCGCTTGTAGGCCTGCCATGCCTGCATCTCGGGGACGACGTTGCCGTTCATTCGAATTTTCCTTTCACCATCCGCTTCCAGATGTCGCGCACCACGGCCTCGGGATCGGAGAACCAGACGTGACCGTGCTGTAGTTGGGCATAGCGATCGACGGCATCGCGCAGCGCGGCGTAACCACTGTGAATCATCGTGGGCGAAACCTCGAACGGATCGTAAGTCATTGTGCCGGGAGCCAGTGACGCGGGCTTACTCCAGTCGATCCCCCAGACTGATTCCTTCGAGAACATTGGTACCCAATTCGGCCGCAGATCACTGGACAGCCACGGATGGAGCCTGTGCTCGCTGTAGCTGTCGAGATATTCCACCGTCGCCGTGTCGACCCCGGCGCGCTCAAGCTCCCTGCGATCCATCTCTGTGCGCGCCTTGTAATCGGATGCCCACGATAGAGCGCGGACATGAAATCCGTGCCCGATCATATCGACGCCGTAGATGCCTGCCGCAACGTTGCCCAGATCGATATGCTCGAACGTCACCGGGGTGCCGTCGATCATGCGGGCGCGACACTGGTGGCTCATGTTAATTTTCTCCACCAGCTTGGAGGGCCCTCTCCCGGAACACCGCCGCCTTGCGCCGCAGCTTGAGCGCCCACACCACTGCCTGCGGACCGGGACGGCTTTCCCACAGTGCCGCCGCGCGCTCGGCGCAACCGGCGGCGGCCAGCCACGATGCCGCGCTCACGTTGGCTTCCCCGGCAGCGGCATCCAGTGCGTGGGCTTGTAGGTCTGGTACTGCTCGCCGCTCGCCTCGACCCATTCATCACGATGCCAGCGCACGACAACGTAGCCTTGGCACACTTCGTCCGTGTCGGCAGGATCGAAGGCAAGGATGTTCGTTCCGTCCTTCGGCGCCGTCTCCATCGGATGCCACTTGTCCATGCTGGCCATCTCCTCAGAACGGAACACAGACGCAGCGCTCGAGGACCGGCGGTCGACACCAGCCGCCGCGCTCGAGCACCACGATGCCCTTGTCGCCGCACAGAGGGCAGCAGGCAATCCGCTGCTTCAGCTCGGCAACGCGCGTGAGCACCTGGGCCTCATTCGCGGGGCACAGCTCCCCGGCGCACCGTCTCATGCCGGCACCTCTTGCTGGTGCGGGCCGGTGACGCGGATGCAGGAGGCCATAGGATCCCTGCTCAGACTGCGCGCGGTTTCATCCCGAATCCCCACAGAGGCGCACACGACCACGAAGGGAGTGTAAACAGCCGCGTTGCCCATGCCGGTCCTGGCCGCATATTCGATGTGCCAGACCTCGACCGTCCGGGTCGTGGGGAGCGCCGATTCGGCGGCGTCGCAGACGATCACGCGCGCATCATCATCGCTACGCGTTGGCACCAGCAGACTGCGCACGCGCCAGATCGCCTCGCGCAGCTTGTCGGGGTCGGTCATTGCTTCACCGTCGGCGGGATCGCGTAGCGCTCCTGCACCGTGTTTTCCGTCTCGCCGCGGCTCCACTGCCGGACCGCGTCGACCACCTCGTCTCTGCGCCCACCGTCCGATTGGGCGATCACGAGGTTGCCCTCGTCCCCGCGCATCACGGCGAACACC